AGTGGATTTTCAGGTCTATTTCTTAATTTTTGTATTGTATCCACTGGAACTTTTCTTTTATTTCCAATCTTAAAATGAGCAAAAGGACGAATACCTTTATTAACTTTTCCTTGAATTCTTTTCAAAGTTTTAAGTCCAAGTTTACCCGCTTTTAATGCAAGTTCAAACTTGTTGAGTTCAGTAATAAATTGTTTATAAGTTTTCATTCTTCTTTCTTAAAAATTCTTCTTTTTTTATGTTTTCCTTGAAGAATCCCTCTCAAAGCTTGTAGTCCAAGAGCAAGACCACCACCTAATTTACCCGCAACTTTTGCAGCAACTTCTACTGAAGGTTTATTTAATTGTTCTTGAAATTGTTTGAAAGTTTTCATTTTCGATTCCTTAATGCCTGTATTCCTTTTGCTGCTGCCCCGATTGCTAAAGCACCCAGAGCTAATTTTGGATTTTTCATAATTGCCTTACCGACACCTTTCAATCCTGATTTAAGTAAACGAGGTGTTTGTCTTGCTAGTGGTGTAGGACCACTTCTTAATCCTTGTCCTTTACCTAAAAATGGATTAAGTGTACGAGTTAATCCTCCTCTACCTGTAGCAAACTGTCTAACTTGATAACCTTTTTTTGGATTTGGAAATAAATTACCTTCAAGTTTTCCTGTCTTTGGGTTCTTAAATTTACCCATTTGCTTCAGATCATCTTTAAACAATTTTCCAAAGGATGCAGTATCCTCACCAGGTACTCTTACATTCTTTCCCTGATTAGAATAATCTTTTAGTCCTTCATTAAATTGTTTATAGGTTTTCATTACCCTACGATTGTATCAAACCAATCTTGACTCATTCCTGAAATTATTTTATCTGCTGCTTCACCATCTACTGCATATTTTTCGTCTATGAGATGCTTCACTACCTTCTCATAGTTTTCGTGTATCTTCTTTGTTTCTTTTGGAGTTGGCTTCATTGTATTAGTAAATCTACTAAGTTATTTATTAATTATAGCCCGCTTGGAATTTATTCCATTCAATTGCATTTTTAATTTGATATGTTCGATTAGATACTGCTCTTATGACCTCCTCTAAAAACTTCAACATAATATCATAATATTTGATTTTCATATCAACTTTATTCATCTTATCATCTGCTTCAAGATGTCTTTGAATTGCATCCTTCTCACGAACTTTATAAGGAAAAGGTTCCTCAACATAAACTTCTGCTGGTGCTTTTCCAGTATAATAATTATATCTTTCCAGTCTCACCTTACTATATTGCTCTCTTGCTCTCTCACGTAACAAAGTGATTGTATTGTAGAGTGTGTAATACTTTGAGTGAAGTTGAGGTATTTTTAATGATTCATCATGTAAATTATCAGGATCGATCTTGGAGTCTTTCTCCCACATCTCCTGAATTTGTTCAAGATTCATGTAATGCTGCTTACTAAGTCGTATATTGTATACTTGAAGGTTGCTTCGGCTGTAAAATACTGAACATCGGTATTGGTCGCATCAAAATCTAAAGACGTTAATGATATTGGAAATAGGTCATTAAATTTTACTTTAGCAACCTCTCGATAATTACTGTTTAGAATACTTAAAGTTCCATCACAAAATGCTACTTTTGGATCTCTTTGACCATCAGAGTCAGTAATTATTTCTTTAAATTGTTTTCCAGATTCTGGAAATCCCAATCCTTTTAACCATCCATAAACTGCAAGATAGTTTTCCATATTCTCATCAACTAAGAAACGAAGAGTAAAATCTCCATATGTTAGTCTTTCTCCTGGTACAGAAATATTTTTTAGATATGATGACTGTTGTGCAAGTTCAAGGTTCAACTCTGGTATTCTAGCAGAATTTGAGAAAAAGTCAACCTTTGGAAACTTTGTTAAATTAAATTTAAAAGCTACCCCAGACAGAAAATTTCTATTTCCTACTTGTTTAAAAAATGGCGAATTGGTCATTATCTTTTTGATTATTTATTGTCTTTCAGTAAAAACAATTCCTTGTAAATGATCATACTCGTGTAGAAATACTCTTGCAGCAAGACCATCTAATTTTATTTTATGGTCTTTTTTATCTTCATCTTCGTATTTTACAACAATTCGATTTGGTCTTTTAATGTTTATAATCTCATCAGGAAATGATAAACACCCTTCTTCACACCAAACATCATCTTCATATCTTTTAATAATACGAGGATTAAAACAAGTAATTGTTTCCTCAGTTTCGATATTTAACATCATTACAAAAACTCTTTCATTAATACCAATTTGATTTGCAGACAGTCCAATTCCTTCGTAATGAAACATATTCTCTTTCAGAATACGAGACATTTCACGACGATCTAAGTTATTACTACAAGATTTTACTCTTTCGTGTAGTAATGGATGTGTGTTAGGTATTAATTTTAGGATCATCTTTTCTAGGATTATTTAGAAACCAAGAAGGACCCTCCATTGAGAAATCTATATAAACCGTTTTTGCATAGTGAGTTCCACGATAGCACAGAAAGGCAAAGACCTCATCTCTGTCGTGCTTCTCATCATCCCATTCTGGCATTATTCCTCTACCTAATAAGTGTAACATTTGTCTTTACCTCCTGTAACATTATTTATGTTTTGAAACGTTGACAAAAAAAAGACCCCCGAAGGAGTCTCTGTTATCTCGAACGAGATATTTATTACATAAGGTTTGTAACCTTAACTCTTCTATAGTAACGGTTTGTGTTACGTGTAAGTGTTCCAAGTCCTTGAGTTGTACCTTGTGAGAATGGGTTCTCAACCATACCATAACGAGTTTTAAACCCGATTTTTGGTTGGAAGGTATCCTGACCAACGGCTCTAACCATTTGTAGAGGAACGTATGGGCAGTAGAATAATCCAGCGTCATAAGGAGATGAACCCTTGTAACCGATAACATAGTACTGAGTAGCAGCAACGTTAGCAGCAAATGGATCAATGTATACACGGAACTTACCAGCAAGAACACCAGCAAATGTATTTCCTGTATCATCTACGTTTAAGTTTGCATTAAGTGCAGGAGTGTAATCTAATACACCAGCCATTGTTAATGCTGAAGCAACGTCTGCGGAACATAGGATCATGTTACCCTTTCCACGACGAGTTCTTTGTGCGATTGCGTTAGCATCTCTTTCGATTTGGAAGATCAAACCTTTGAACTTCTCAACTGACCATCTTCCGTTGGAATCTGTGTCTAGGTCGAAAGCACCTGCTGTTGCAACGTTTGTCTGTGCACCAGACTCAGCAACCTTATAGATTGTTCTGATAACTTCTCTGTTGATCTCTGCAAGAATCTCTGTTGAAAGAATGTTTGCAAGTTCTGCTTCAGCATTCAATCCGTGGATTGCTTTAAGATCTTGAGCTAGCTCTAATGAGTACTCTGCTTTGAGTGCTCTGGACTTCGCAGTCACAGTAACTTTCTCAATGCTAAATGCCATTTCGTTGAAGGCATTTGCATCAGCATCGCCCATCTTCTCAGCGTCATCAGTACGCATACCTTGTCCAGTTGGATAGGTAACTGCAGTCTGAGAACCCTGTGGGTTAAGAGCAGCTGGGTTTGAAGCATCTGTTAAACCAGTACCACCAGTTGTACCGAAACCAACTGATCCACCTGAGAATCCGTTTGTTAAGTTACTGCTGTTATTCTGTGAGGAGAATGATGTATCTGGCTCGTTAAATAGTGCTTCTGTTCCGTCCTGAGTGGAGAATCTAGATCTCATTGCGAAGATGAGTCCAGTAGGTCCAGTCATTGGTTGTACACCTGCTAGGTCATAAGCGACCAAGTTAGGCATAGCACGACGGATTAAGGAGATCAATACAGGGTCGAAACCTGCTACTGTTTGACCACCTGAAGAGGTGAAACCTCCGTTTCCAACTGAGTTAGTTGGAGCAGCTTCATGTAAGAATTCTTTTTCTTCACGAAGTGCAATTTCTTGGTTTTCTAGGAGTTGTGCAGTAACCGCCTTACGGTGTGCATCTTTAATAGGGTCTATACCTTCATAATTAAGGAGTGGTCCCCACTTCTCCTGCAAAACCTCATTGCTAGGCATTTGCATTTGTTTTACCTTTTTTAGGAATTAGTTTGAAATTTATAATTTAAAGATCACTTTTTAGCAACTCTACCCAGAGTTTGCATGTATGCTTCCATTGCGGAAGAAACTTGTTGTGGACTATCCACTGCAGTTCCCTCAGATATGGTTTCTGAGTGAGCACTTGGAGCACTAGTTTTAGATGGGAAATAAGATTCCTTCAACTTTTCTAGTTTCTCACGATAGTCTGTTTCACTTTCAAACTCAACATTTGAGGCAAGAGAAGCGAGTTTTTCCTTCTGAGAAAGTGCAAGACCTTCACTTACATCTGCTAAGATGACATCAGAAGTTGATTCTGCTAGTCTTTGATTTAGAGCAACGTTTCTTTCTATTTGCTCGTTGAGTTTACTCTCCATTTCATCAAGTTTATCTACCATGCTTTCAAGAACATCGTATTTGTCTTCAGGGACAGATACATAATGCTCTTCAAACAATGACTTCATACCTTCTAGGAAGGATTCAGTCATTTCTGTTTTGAGACCTGATTCTACTTGCAACTGATTCTCCTGAATCCACTCATCGGCAACGTACTCAAGATATGCGTCAACTCTCTCTGTTAACTCATCTCTTACGCTTGCTACCTCTTCAACAAGTGCTTGCTCGTATGCGGTCTGCAAATTCTCTTTAATTTCTGAAACTTTTTCTTTGATTGCAGCTTCAAAAATTGTTCTTGCCTTGTTTTGGAAGTCCTCGGAAAGTTCTTCACCTTCAAAGAGTGCTTGAACGTCTTGCTCAACGTCCACTTTGTAATCCTCTTCTTCAGCAACAACTTCTTCCTCAGTTGTTTCCTCTTCAGCAACTACTTCGTCTGTAGTAGTTTCCTCCTCTGCTACAACTTCATCCGTTGCAGGAGCCTCATCTTCAGAGATTTCCTCTCCCTCAAGTTCATTACCTGCCCTCATTGGTTTAGGCATAGGATCTCCTTTTCCTGATTTCATATTTACAACATTTTTAACTGTTGCAAGCTCAGGAATCTTTAACTTGTTAGAGTCTCCTTCTGGAGAATTGTTTGTAGGTGTAGGTCCACCTAGATCCTCATAAGGTGCACCGCCAGATACCATTGGTTCTGCGGGCTTGGCGTTTTTGGTTACTACGTTATCCATTTTTTGTAAATTGCTACCAAGGGCTAATTGATTTTTGTAAAATCTGATATTATTTATAGAACTTATAGATTTGATAAGAAATCATTAAATAAGTTCAACTTGTACTCTTCGAGTCTTTTTTGATCGACAAGTGTATTAATACGCTTTTCGGTCTTTTCTGCGAGTTGTTCACGAAGGATTCCACCTTCCCAAACCCACTCTTTTCCTTCCATAATTCCATTTACAAAAGCGTCTGGAGCAGAAGGATCTGCTACTATATCAGCAGCAGTTGCTAGTTGGAAATCTTCTCCAACAACTTTACAACCATGCATGTCTTCTTTAAGTGATCCAACACCACGAGAAGATACTCCGAGTTTTACACCTTCATCAATCAATGATGATGCAATTTTACCCATAGGAGTTGATAATAAGGTTGCTTTTCCCACAAAATTATTTCCTTCTCTTACAAGAGAAGTAATCTTATGTGACACACGATCCAAGTTAACTGTAGGACCATCAGGATGACCAAGTTCACCTAATGCTCTTCCTTCCTTAACGAAAGTCTTATTATATCTGTTTACCTCTCTTTCAAGAATATCAACAGGATACATTCTACCATTTCGATTTTTGATACCACCTTGAAGAAATACACCTTCGATGCAGAGACGTTTTGTTTTCCCTACTTTTTCAGTGATAATTTGTACTTGTGAAATTTCTTCTGTGATGAGTTTCATTATTCGTCCTCTTCAGTTGGTTGTTCTTCATTTTCTAATTCGTCAACAACTTCTTCACCTTCTTCTGCTTGTCCATCAAAGACTGATGAAGCAATTTCTGGTTTAAAAGCATCAATGCGAGCAGCTGCTTTTGCCATCAACGCATCCTTTATTTTATCGGATACATCACTAGCACTAGCGTCAGTCGCTATCAAATCCACTAATTCTTCCATAAGATTAAATTATTGCAATATGTTTATTTATAGCTCTGCTGATTTTGTATCTTTTTGATACTGGGCATCTGTTATCTGTGCTGCTGCATCATCTGGATCTTCATCAGTTGGAACTGCACCTAAATCTTGACCATTTCCTTGTGGTAAAGGTTCACCTGTGATAGGATCAACTTGAGATGGATCTGGTAAAATACCATTTTTAATCTCTTCTTCAATCTGCATATCAATCTCTTCAATCTCTTGGTCAGTTTGACGAAGTATTCTTTTACGAATAAACTCTGTAGAATAATACTTACCGATGTAAGGTTCAATTTGTGCAAGATTACCTAAACGACTTTGAATCATTTCAGTTTCTTTAAGTTCTGCAAATTGATTATCATATAAGAAATCATATTGAATATGATCTTCCATTTGTGACCAATCTTCAGGAGTAACAATATTCTTAAGAATTAATTGTGTCTTAAGCATATCGTTGAACATATTTGCAAAACGTTTTCTTAAACGTCCAACAAATTTTGCAAATCCAAGTTCATCTCTTAATATCTCTGATGAACGACCTAAATTAAATCCACTATCAGCACCAATTCTTGATTCTGGTACACCTAATGCACGATATAATTTTTTCTGGAAGTATTCGATATCAGCAAGTTCTCCAAGATTTTGACCACCTGGTAGAGTTGTAATTTCGGTTCCCCGACCACCTTCTCTTCTTGGCAACCAAAAATCTTCCATCATTGACATAAATTTACGGTCATCACGAATCTCACCAGTTTGTGCATTATAAACAAGTTTATTACGATA